GTGGCAACAGTTAGAAAACGTGGTGATAGATGGCGTGTAGAGGTCTATCGAGACGGCAAAAGAAAATCCAAAACCTGCTCAACAAAGACGGAGGCTATTCTCTGGGGAGCTGAAGAAGAAAAGAGATTAGAGTTAATGGCTAATGGTATGCATCCAGAAACGATGTTTTCAGACGTGATTAAGCGTTATTTGAATGAGGTTACGCCAACGAAACGAGGCGAAAAGCACGAATTTAACCGTTTAACTCGCTTTCTACGCCACCCTATCACAGATAAGTATATATCCGATGTTACTCGTCATGATTTAGAGTTATGGATTAAAGAGCGATTGGAAACCGTCAAGGGCGAAAGCGTTCGCAGAGAGTTATCCACTATCGGGCATATCTTCGAAGTTGCACTTGAACGATGGGGATATATTCAATCTTCCCCTATGGTTGGATTGCAACAGCCAAAAGCAAGCAAACCGAGAACGCAAAGATTTACTCAAGAAGATATTGACGAGATAGTTAAAATTAGCGGATATAACGAGGACTTAAAAACAGCCAAGGCAAGAACTGGAGCGGCGTTATTGTTTGCGATTGAAACAGCAATGAGAGCTGGCGAGATTTGCGGATTGACTTGGGATAATGTAAGCCTAGAAAGAAAGACGGCTTATTTACCAATGACTAAAAATGGATCTTCTCGCACCGTCCCACTTTCAAAAAATGCGGTGATAATACTGGAAAGGTTAAGGGATGAAATAGAACAAGGCGAAACTTGTTTTCAAGTGAAGTCAAATATTCTAGATGCAACATTCAGAAAGCTCAAAAAAGCAGTTAATCGAGAGTATTTACACTTCCACGATACTAGACGTGAGGCATTAACGAGATTGGCTAAAAAAGTCGATGTGATGACTTTGGCAAAAATATCGGGACATAAAGACATTCGGATACTTCAAAATGTCTATTACGCCCCGAATATGGAAGAAGTCGCTGAACTTCTAGGTTAAGGTAGGATTTCTGGGAATGGGTCGTTGGTTATCCAAGTTATAACAGGCATGCGCATATAATCCATATCCGATGTTGATACATTACCATTAAATCTTAACTCGATATAATTGTTATCTAATGTGTGAGCAACATACACTAATGCAACGTTTTCACCCTCATCATTGTAGAACGGTAGCATAACAGGTACAGTAGCTCTAAATCCAAGCGGTATTTTTTCACGAGGTAAGATATCCATTCGCTTAGCGTGATTTTTTCTCGTAAATCTAGAGTTGCCGCTCCCGTAAAATGAGATTGTTCCCCATCGACCAGTGGTGAAAGAGCACTCCACCATATTGCCCACTCTTCTCAGATATATAGCACCCTCTTTAACATTCACAGAGTCTCTCGTCATTCGTCTACTGCCAGTGTCGCCAGATATAACAACCCATTTGTTATTCTGTTTTTGCCACAGATACGCTCCAACACCTGCACCGTTTGTTGAATTATAAAAAGTTCCATTTGGCTCTCTACCTGTGATTTTGCCTTGTGTTGTTTCAAATTTATCTGGTCGCCCAACACCAGTAATTATTGTTGAATCACTAGATTGACTACTGCCGCCACCTGTCGGAATTCTATTCTCAATTCGCTTAATTTCAGTTCCCATGAATTCAGCGAATTCTGATATATTCGCTTGAAATGTCATTATTTATTGTAACCTCTGTTGTAAGCTTCTTTTAAATTTACGCTATCTAGAGCGGTGAATTTTTGATTAAGTGTAGTTAACGCTTCATTGGCTTTTGAGATTTTTTGAATGAGTTTATTCAAGCCATCTTCACCTGTTTTCATTCCATTTAACGCATCAGCAAGCTCTTTGATAGTGTCCAACTCTGCCGCTACGTTACCGCCCAAGATTTCGCTTTTAGCCTCTGTTTTCGCTTGATTGAGTAATTCAAGGATTTTTTTAGCTGACAGGGTTGAACTGTCGCCTGTTGCGCTATCATTGATGCCGGCGCTACTGCCAGATAAAGCGGTAATTGATTGTTTTAACTCATTGATTGCTACTACTAGTGATGTTTTTTGTTCTGTCGTTAAATTATCAAGGTTACCGATTGCAGTTTGACGCTTCTTATCTTCCTGACCTAAGAATTCTGCGAACTCGGTTAAAACTGTTGTAATTTCTTGGCTTGCCATGCTATAAAGCTCCTATTCTATAAAATGTTTTCAATTCTTCGAGAGTTGGGATCTTTTCCTTTCTCTCGCCAATCTCTTTTATTAAACGCACTTTAACCTTAATATTAGGTCTTGAGCGTTTAACTAATCTAATAATCATCTCGCCTCCGTTATATCGTGGATAAGCGTGAATTCACCACCTGCGAGCGTTCTGATTAATCCTTGAGGGCTGGTGCATTGTAAATCCCAGCTTGCTGTCTCCCACTTCGCCCCTAGTGTTTTATCGTGTGACAATGTAACTGTTACTAGATTTTCACTTACAGTAATCTCACCTGTTTCGGTTGATAATTTAATAACTTCGCCTTTCTTCGGCTCAATCCACATATCGAACTTGCTACCAGTTAAATCACTCTTCTGCTCGTCATCTTCTAGTATTTCAAAAGTCCAACCATCATCATCACCACGCACTGTTTCCAGCTCAATGTTTTCCATCTTTGCTCCAAATAAAAACCGCACCAAGATTACTCAAAGTGCGGTTGATTTCAGTTAAGGTTGATTAAATTACGATTTGACCGTTTTCTTTCAGATAAGCGTAAATTCGCTCTAAATCAATCTGTTCTGTAGTTTTGCCAATGTCATCTTTGGTTAATGGCTTTTTCATTAGCTCTTTGGCTGTTGTTGCATCAATCCATTTATAATCAGAAATAATGGGCGTGAAGTTAGTCACGGAGCCGTCACTATCTTCGCCAGTGCCTAATACATACTTGGCATTGATTGAGCCATCTTCTTGTTTGGAGTATGCAGCAATAGCTGAATACATTGGATTTAAGATTTTGTTAAATGTTGTCATTTTTACTCCTAGACTTGTGTCATTGTTGTCGTGCTTGATACTGCGTATGCTACGATGCATAACTTGGCAGGGTTTATATTACCAAAGCCAATATTGAAAAGCTCTGTAGGGTCTTTTTTATCTGTGTGCCAATAGTAATACTCATGCGATTGATTTGCTTCTACCGTGAAAGTTATGTGTGAATTAACCACGAAAAAAATCCTCCTAACTGGAGACGGTGCTATCCTTATTCTTGATTGATAACTCCCACCAACTATATAGGCATTAGCAATAAACGTTTCACACAGATTACCACCAATCAACTGATTGACCTCAAGCGATCCCGTGAATTTACCAGTTACACCCTCCAGTCTAGCGCCTCGTATCGTGCCACCATTAATATCATTACCGTTTATCGTTGAACCAGTAATTGTTGTACCATTGATTGCTCCGCCTGATATGTTATTACCATGGATATTAACGCCAGTTATATCGCCAGCGTTGATACTGCCAATATTGGTACTAATAGCTGAAAGGCTATTAACATTTAACTTGTCAGAGGTTAGTGAGCGTGTAGCAATATGCTCAGCTCCAATACTGCCTACTGCAATATGCTTGGCTGCCACCGCACCAACTGCGATATTGTTAGCCGTTACACTATCCGCACCGAGCTGTTTAGTGGTGATTGAGTTGGTGACAATCGAACCGCCATCAATAGAGGTTATCGATGTTTCTCGCCATGGACTAGGTGTGTTTTGACTTGGATTCACCTCCTCAAGCATCGCTCTAGCTATGTAACAATCTTGATATGCTTGTTTGTAACCAAATCTATGGATGCGGAAAGCAAGACAAACCACACCACTGCTAGGGGCTATGAATTTAACAAATGCACGATGTGTGCTATTTGTGTCCACTCCATTCGCAAAATTCGAAGAGCTAGCTTCGACGCAGCTCTCACCATCATTTAACAAAATATTATTTCTTTCGCCAAATAACCCGGAGTCAGCAAGCCAACGGATATAATTTTTGCTGTCAGCACTGTATTCTTCAGCAATCAAATATCCGCCACAATGATAACAACCAACGTATGCTGAGAATATATAGGTTTTTCCGGGGATGACATTGGCGAACACCCTTGCGTTGTCCACCCAAAACTGATTGTTTTTACTGTCAACTGCCAACTGCGAGAATCCATTCACGGACCATGCGGCAAGATTAAACTCTTCATCTTTATGCGTGCTATCTTTCGGTCTATAGGTCTGACTTTCGCTATACTGACGTCTTATGCGCTGCACGCCAACACTACCAGCCGTCCAGTATTTTTCGATGCTCTTGTTATACCAGACAAAGCCATGCCATCCCTGTGAGTTATTGGCGAATATTGGATTCTTGAGCAAATTACCACCAAGCCCCAAGGCTAATTTCTCGCCTGTGATTTGAGTTGCCGCAATATGCTCAGCTCGTACCGCTCCAGCTTGTAATGCACCAGCTCCGATTGTGTTTGCGCCAATTTGATCAGCCTGTAAAGTGCCAACTAATTGAGTTGTTTTGATGCGAGCGCCGCTTGCATCAATGCCATTCTCAAGGTATTTGCTACCGTTCCATGTATAGAGTTTACCGTCTGCGGTGTTATATACCTGTTTGTGTCCTTGATATTCGCCAGTGTTTAAGCCGTTAACCGTCTTGATTAAGTCAAGGTTTCTAGCTGGTAAAGCTGTGTCGATTACCTCATCAACGATATTTTGAGAGAGTTTTTTATTTAAAACCTCTAACTCTGCATCAATATCTACCGCACTTTCGCCACGCAGTCCGCTTTGTTGGCTAAATGGCCCTACATTTACGCCTCGAGTATGTCTTAACCAGTAGTATCTAACCTGTTTAGCTCCGACCTCGTGTGAGTACATTTTTGCAGTAACTCTTGTTAGGCGTTTGGCGGTTTTAATATCGTTCGTTTCGCTAACGAAAATCTCTGTCGCAGTGGCATCATTAATCCAATCCCACTCAAGTGTGATATTGCCTAGCCCACCAGTTACTCTTACACCTGTTGGCGCTGGAGGTTTATCAATAACAAATGTTTGGGTTCTTTCGCTTAATACTTGGCCTCGCTCGTTTTTAACTAAGATTACAACGGTATATTCACCGTTTTCTAGGCTATCTAGGTTTAGGTTTGGCGATGTTTGACCTAGTCTAACATCGTATAATGCGCCATCTTTATAGATGCGAAAATCATACTTAATAACACCGTTACCGCCAGTAATATCGCCAGCAAAGGAAATACTACCGTCAGGATTAACCGTTACACCAATGTTACTCACCTGTGGAACAGTAAGGATTGATGTTGCTTTAGGCTCAAACTTCGCCCCATTGTCAACAATCGCTTCTTTCTGTGGTTCGTGCTGCAAGGCTGTAATGGTATATTTACCTTTTGTTTCTTCTTTTACAGATACAGCCTTGAATAACTGGCTTGTTACCTGTTGAGTAGATAACGACCAAACACCGTAAGCCTCTAGCCCTGCTGGCTCTTGGTCTAAAGTAACTTCGGCACCTTTAGCGGAAACAATCTTAATATCTTGATGTTTAGCTTGAGCGTTTATGTAACTAAAGTAACTGTTACCGTTGACCGATATTTCTCTGTCTAAGGTAACTTTTTTACCGTTTACCGCTAAAACTCGACCACCTACATTGGTGCCAGCGTAATACGTATCAGCGACTTTGATAATGTCACCTGGTACATGCATTAAGCCCTCTGCGCCGACTGCAAAGCTAACGGTTTTTGTCTCTAATTTCTCGGTTTGTAACAGCCATAAGCCTGTTCGGTGCGCCTGCCCTCGAGAAGTGCAGCCGAACGCTGTGATTTTTTTAACATTTAAACCGTGCTTGCGAATTTCTTCATCATCAGAGACATATTCAATCGCTTTCTCGTAACCGTTATCTTTGTCGGAGTATTCAACTTGAATGGCGTTATGGCGAGACTTTTTAGACGAGAAAGTATAATTAAACTCGCCTTTCTCAACGTTTGCGTTTGTGTATGTCCAGACTGGGTCGTAATGGCGATCCATTACTACCGTTAGTTGCTGACCGTTCCATACTGGCATCGCTCGAAAGATTGAGCAGATGTCATTAATCACATCATACGCAGAACGCTGCTCAGTTAGCCAAGCATTGCAAGTAAATCTTGGTTCTTGGCCACCAAAACCATCAGGGACTAATTGGTCACAGTATTGAGAGACTTGATATAAAGTCCACTTATCGGCGCCAAAATCACCAAGTCTATTACCTAATCCGTAACGCTTACTTGTTACAACATCGTATAGAATCCAAGCTGGGTTATCAGTCCAATCAATTTTAAATGTACCGTCCCACATTCCAGTATATTTTCTGGTGCGTGTGTCGTAATTGCTCGGCACTTTTACTCTCAAGCCTAATAAGTCATAGGTGCGAGCTGGGATATTGCTAAAATACTCAGAGTCAAACTTAACGCCGATTAAGGCTGTGTTTGGGTAAGTAAACTCTGTGTCGATAATCTCGGTGTAACTCGACCAAACTGTATTATTTTGAAGTCTTTGGGATTTGCTATCTTCCGTTACTCGTTCTACTTTTACAGTAAATGGAGCTTGAGGCAAATTGTCAAAAGTGTGTTGTTGTAAGTATTGAGAGCTGTATTTCCCACTAATTGAAACAGGATAAGATTGTGAGCCAATAGTAATAACAAGCTCTACCGTTGCTCCGCCTGTGTCGCCATTCTCATTCTGACTAAATAGAGATTGAACACCGATTGTTAGTCTTAACCGAGAAACCTTGCTATCTGTAACGGTTCGTGTAATCGGCAAATTCTTTCTAACCTGAGTTCCAACGCTTACCTCTTTTTCGGAAGTGTTAAAACCAGCGATTACATCTTGAGCTTGGCTACCAACTCTCCCCTCTAATTGAACGTTGTTGAAGTTATAGGAGCCATTTTTGTTTTGAACTGGAGTATTATCAAAATAAACTGACTTCATTCCATCGGCAAGCCCCTCAACTTCACCCTCTGAAACCACGTCAATTATTCTCACAAGCTGTTTACTTCTGCTTGTTTCTTTAGCTTCAACAGGCGTATGACCGCCACCGCCACCTTTACCCATTACTAGCTCCTATTTCCAAATTTTAATAACAACTTCCCTCTCTTATCCTCTGGAGGTTGTCGCTCAATATCCATTGTCTCTACGCCTTGCGAGATGATTAACGAACCAACCCTAATACGACCGTAAGCTATAGGCATAGGGCGACCTTGTGCCGCCATATTTGAGAGATTTGAAAAGCTGGTTGATTGTTTTTTATCGGCATCTTTGCCAGTTGACATTGATGGCATCTTAGTAAGCATCTGAGCTACACCGCCAAGCAATAACGATGCGCCTAATCCACCAACCATCCATGCAGCATTTGCGCCAATAACGCTAAAACCAAGTGGACCCAAAGCCAAAGCACCTGCAATAAGCGCTACGCCAGTAATCACTCCAAATAATCCGCCACGCTTTGAGCCTTTCAGTGTTGGAGTAAAGTGAACGATTGCATCGTCTTTTAACTTTTGGCTCAGCCCTTTTTCTAAATAGCGGTTATCGAAATAATCTCGCCCCACTCTTACGGTGAATAAACCTTGTTGAATAAACTGTCTTAGCTTTGGGATTTGACTTGTTAAGGCGTGGATAACTTCGGCAGGTGTTTTGCAATCTAGCCTAAATTCAGTTCCAAACTGTTTAAGGGAACTGTAAAATCTAACATTGACCATTCTCTGTATCTCCAAATGCTGTGAGTGTGTTTAAGCCAATAACCATCATATAAATCACGCTTAGATAAACGTTTTGGTGCGTGATGAAGAACCATCTGCTCGCCTACATAAATCGCAGCGTGATTGGGTACGTTTGCTCCTACACTAATAAAAATTACATCACCAATTTGAGGTTCGTTTACTTGCTCAAATCCTTGTTTCTCGATGTTGTCTAAGTAGAGATTTTTACCCTCTTCCCACCAATAATCTTTACGCTCGAAATTAGGCATCTCGTAGCCTGATAGGCGGTAAAAATCTCTGAATATCGTGTAACAGTCCATTTCACCGTGCTTGAATTCACGACCTATTAAAAATGTGATTTTGGGGAAAATATGAATTTGCTCATCACATACCAACCAAAAATCTAATTGGCTGTAGAGTTGAGTTTGTAAGTCTGATTGAGAGAGTTTTGGTTCACCTTGTGGGTGAGAGTGAACCAATGCCACAATCTCGCCTTTCTCTGATGCGCTAATGTAATCTTCTGGCGTAATCTCAAAATGATTTCCCTTATCTTCTGCTACGTTTTCGCAAGGTATAAAGACTTTTTCGCTACCCGCTAAAACAACAAAACCACAGCTTTCCTGTGGTTCTTTTGATTTTGAGTAACGGATTATTTCATTGTGTAGTTTACCGTCCATCGCTTACCCCAATTTATCAACGCTAACAAATCCACCGTAGTTGTGTGTGTTGTTTCTTAACTTGCAACCAGTCAATAAACCGCTGCATTTATCCCTTTTCGGGTCTGTTGTCGGTTGGTCTTTCTCGTCCGCCACTGCTCGACCTGTATAACCACACTCAACGCCACGATAAAGCCAATTGCAAGTAGAAGTAATCATTCGTCCGATTAATGCGTTATCGGTCTCTGACGGTAAAGCTAGAGTAAATTGAGCTACATCTCGATTGAGTGAGGATAATTGCTCAATCAAGAAATAACTTAATGCCTCCTGTGATGGGTCAGCTTGTTTATTACCATCTACGAAATTTACTGCATCAAGATAATGCATATAAACCAATCTTCGTCTAACCACACCACCTAAACACTGTTCAAATCGATTACAAAGTGCGGTAATAAATCCACCAACATTCCCAAGTGTTAGCGTTGGTCGGTTGCTTGGGCCGCTACCTGACATTTCAAAGCCATCAGCTTTAACCGCAAATGGCTCATAAGTCTTGCCTTGCCATACGATAGGTTGTGATTTCTCGTTAGTGCCAGCATAAAAGCGATAAAGCTCGCCACTTATACCGTCAGCATCTTTTAAACCTCGCAAATCTACTTCAAACAGCTCAATGAGTGCATTTTGCTCTAATTTGGCAAGGTCTAACTTGAATTGATTGCTAATTAGTTGTGGCATTATGGCACCTCAACAAAATCACAAGTAAACTCTGTGAAGTTTAAGCTCATTCTTGCTGGCCACTTACTGCAAATAACTTTCATATTCTTACCGGTAAACGGGTCTTTAAAGAAGAAAGGATGAATTCCTTTGTGTCTTTTAAAGAATTCATCCACTTCTAGGCGGTCTTTGTTTTTAACCTTAACCGATACAGAGTAAGAACGGAGCAAACTATTAATACCTTGTAATTGGCGTTGAGTGTATCCGTCACCGAACTCAATCGTGTTTACAGTTGGCTCGTTATCAACCTGAAAATCAGGTCTAATACACCATTTAAATGTTTCCATATCTACCCCTAAGCAAACACACCACCAGAACGCATATTGTTTGAAATAATACCGTTAGTTTCGTTTCGTGCTATCTGACGGATTAGCTCTACTGTGATTTCCGTTTCACCATTACGCTGTCTTTGTTCAACACTCGCATTAACTGGCTCGCCATTATTAATCACTTTAACGGAAATACTTCCGCCTGCCATTGGTCTATAACCTGTTGACGGAATAGAGCCTACCGAACCGCCGTTAGCATATCCACGACCATAATTAAGATGGTTTAAAAAGCCAATCCCCAATCTCGATGTCGCCTCTTTGGTGATAACGTATTCGCCACGATGAACAACGCCTGCTGGCTGATATTTGCCACCATCGCCAGTATAACCACCGCCAGCATAGCCAACATAACCGCCATCGGCAAAACCAAGGAACTTGCCAAAGGAAGTGCCGCCAAACGCTGACTTCATCGCATTAAATAAAGCCATCTTCACAATCATTGAGGTTAAATCGCTTAAAATTGATTTAGCCAGTGAGCTAAAATCCGCTTTCCCTGTCATTATGAAATTAGTCAAGGAATCAGACATTCCGTTAAAGGCTGATTGTGTGATGTTTGAAATATTTCCAGCTACATCATTCACCATTCCATCAAGCTGAATCACGCCATCTTGCAATCCTGCGATTGGATCTAATCGCCGTTGTTCAGATGTTGCCTGAATAACCGCTCTACGCTCTTTCAGTTTTGCGATTTCTTCATCAAGTTTAGCGATATTCTCCTGTGACATTCCGATTTTTAATCGAGATGCCTCAAGGTCTAATTGATGGTTGTATTGGATTAATTCTTGCTCTTGTCTCGTTTTACCAAGCAGTTCAAGCTCAAATTCCATCGCCTGAAGTTTTTCACCGTTATCATAAGTAAATTGTGCGATTGCTACGCTTTGTTGTGCTGCATCAATTTGAGCAGCCATATCTTTCAGCTTAGCTAAACCATCAGTACCAAAATGAGCGTATTTCTCGCCATTTGCCGCTATATCTTGAGTAATTTTGTTTAACTCTTGATATTGGCTGATTTGACCGAATACAGAAATATCTTGGGCATTTGCTCGAATCTCTGAAAGTCTGCGTTCCATCTCGCTAAGTTGGTCAGTGTACTGTTTCACATAATCAACTTTAGAGCCACTTCCTTTTTGTTTTTTAGCTGAGCCACCTTTACTGGTAATTTGTGATGCGTATAGCTCGACATTGCTATTAAAGACAGCATCATAATCTGCAGTGCCTTTCGTAAGTCCTGAATTTATAGTCGCATCTTCCGCTTGAAGTCTGCTTTTCTTGGCTGGGTCTTTCTCTTTATTGATTGCAATTTGGCGATTGTTTCGCTCAATTATTTGTGTTGCTTTATCACTTAAAGCGTTTTGAACGCTAAAACCTAGAGCGTTGAATTGACTAGCTACCAAGATAGCCATTGCACCCATTCGCTCAACTGCACTTGTAATAGATGCGGCGCCACTTTCGGCACTTGGGAAAATTCGGTTTAAATCATCGAGAGAAAAACCGATTGAATCAATGCTAACCTTAGAAGTATCTAGCGTTGGAAGTAGGCTTTTCAGTTTGTCGTGAAATTCAGCGACAGGGACTTGACCAATGATTGTTTTCAAATCATCTTCCGATTTGGTCAGTTTTTCGTTTGCTTTTGCTAATTCAGCTTTTTTGATTGCTAAATCTTGCGTTGCTTTTGCTAGCGCCTCTAAATATGCCGAATCTTCCGCTCTACCGCTTGATTGAGCCATTTGTTTGCCGTGTTCGACTAGTCCATTAAGCTTTTCATACTCTTCTTCTAGTCGCTTAATTTCGTCCTTTTGAGCGGAAATGGATTGCTCTAATTTGGCTTTCATTCCGTCAAGGACTGTGGCAGAAGTATTGGCTAGTTTACCAGTTGTTACATCTAATGAATCGGCAAAGGATAACAGCTCTTGTCTAGCTGCCTCTGTTTTTTGTTGATAATCTAAGAAAACGCCAACGCCAGCAGATAATCCGAGAGTTAATAAGCCAAGTGGACCGCCAACAAAACCTAATGCACCACCTAAACCTCTACCTGTTGCGGTTAAAGCTTGTTGTGCAGCAGTTAGATTTCTTGTTGCTGCGGCTTGTGCTGACATAGCAGCGGAGGCTTGAATACTTGCTGCAATCCAAGTGCGAATTTTTCCAACACTCCAAATCACACCTGCACCTGCGGCAAGGCTCGCCACTATGGTTAAGTGATTGGCGATTTCGTTGATAGCCTTAGCAAATGCCTCGCTAGCTCCAGTGGATTTATCTAATTCACCAATCCATTTAATGGCTGATGTGTTTAGATTTTCAAAGGCTGCGGAAATGGTAAGAATACGAGTGTTAAACTGGTCGTCAACGGATTCTTTGGCTCGCTCTAACGCTGGGACAAGGACATCCATCGTCAGTTTTCCCTCTTTCGCCATATTGCGAAGTTCGCCAGTGGTAACGCCCAAACCTGTCGCAATCGCTTTAGCTAATGCAGGGGTCTGCTCCATTACAGAGTTAAATTCATCACCACGAAGAATTCCGCTCCCGAGAGCTTGCCCGAACTGTGTCAATGCCGCATCGGCTGCACCAGCACTTGCACCAGATACCGCTACTGCTTTTGATACCGTTTCGGTTAAACTAGCAATCTGTGCCTGACTAATCTTTAACGTTTCGGCATTTTGAGCAAATCGCTGATAAACACCAGAAGTCGCATTAATACTTTGGTTTGTTTTTAATGCAATATCAAAAACGTTATTTAAGCCTTTTGAGCTACTGATTGATGCACTTTCGACCAATCGGAGTTTGTTTTGAATCTCTGTATATCCATCGGCAAAACCTTTTAATTGACTTACACCAAAGCCAGCTACACCAGCTTTAAAAAGGTTCGCAGATACACGATTGAGCGAGTTCATTGACCGCTCGATATTGCTTAATTGTTTTGTTGTGGTATCGGTAAAGCGTTTTACTCTGCCTTGTGCGTTGTTGATACCACTTTGGAATTTAACCTGATCTAACTCAAGTTGAATATTTAAGTGTCCTAATGAGCCTGCCATTTTTACTCCATTATCTATTTGCTAAGTAATCGGCTGAACCGTCATCAAGCTCCTCTTCTTTCTTCTCTTTGTAGAAAGGCATGAAGTCTGAAAGCTCTGGCGGTTTGCCTTTCGGATCACGGTTAACCATTGCTAAAACGTGCGAAATTTGAGCCGAACGATAATCATCACGCCACAATCCGAACGGTTGTTCTTCGTAAAATAGGCGGTATTCCTGCAAATGACTTTCAGGCATCTGCTCAATTTCTTCTAGCGTTTTACCGAGAGAAAGTGACAGGTTTATTTGGAACTTTCTTCGGCTGGTGAGTTTTTTGGTTCACCGTCCATAATGGCTTGGTTAAGTTGCTCAATGACAGCTTTATCAAGTTGAGATAATGCCTCTAGGTCGTTTTCATCTTCGGCATTGAATAGGTTTTCACCGTGTTCATCGCATAAACGCATTGCGATTGTGCGAGTTAGTTTGTGCTTGTCGTAAACTTTGGCTAATTGCTCTGTTAAAGTATCTTCATTGGTAAAATCAAGCGTAATACCTTGACTTTCGGCAATTCGCACTAATTCTTGTTGTTGTCCGTATAAGGCTTTATTCATTTCGCCAACGGTAAACTCACGGATGTAATAGGTATCACCTAAAATCTCGACTGGTTTAACTTTTGGTTTGTGTGATAAAAGTTTATCTCTTAAATTCATTTATTACGCCCTAGAAAAAGAAAACCGAGAGGGTTAACTCTCGGTCTTATTGGTTACACTGCTGTTGGTAACAAGTAATCACGTTTTGCTTTTTTGATGGTTACACCTGACTCAAATTTACCTTTCACTTCACCGCTGAAGTTAGGTGATGTTTGAATAAAGCCAGTACCATATAAAGCACCTTGATTGTTTTTCAAAATCATCAACCAAGGGAACGTTTCTTTGTTGTAGAATTTTTTACGCAAATCTTGTTGCATTGTGGTTGCCGGTGCGTAGTAGAAAGAGAGCTTAATTGAACCGTATTCAATTTCGCCCGCTTCTGTTTCTGTACCCTCTGAACACATTGTAGTGATGTCTGTTTCGCTCAATGTATCACCATCACCATCAATCTGTTTAATAGCACAGAAATTGCTTGATAGTTGGATTTTTGAAACTTTAGCCTTAGTGAAGTCAGTAGGTTTATCAAAACCTTTCCAATCCACCTCATCGGCAAGTGTTACGGTATCAGTAGAAACAGATTTCACAGGATATGAACCGTCTAACGCACCTAAGCCAGTGATACGGATAAAATCACCAGCTTTTAAGCCGTTACCTGTTGCGGTAATTGTGGCATTTGGCGTAACAGTACAAGCTGTAATCGCTTTTTCTGTGTCATAGCCAACGCCTAAATAAAACTTAGTCCCTTGAAAAGGGGTTGTTTGTGTTGCCATTGTTATTCTCCATAAGCAATTTGGTAATTGATTGTTCTGCGGTGTAGTTTTGTATCAGGCTCATAGTCTGACAAGTCATTGCTACGCTCCGCATAGTCAAATTTTTGCTCTAACGCACTAAAAATAGGTTTTCTTAACGCCATTACGTCATCGGGATTTGGGCTATAAATGTCGATTTGCACCATAAAATCATCTAAATCACCATCTACTAAAGCAGAATTTGGCGAAATATTGATGAATTGATAGACAATAACAGGGAATTTCTTGTTGGTGTCAGGTATGAGCCCGTAAAAACACCGATTTTCAACAAGCGGCGATAAAGCCTTAAAAATGTCTTGCTGTATCATTTACCTGCCTCACTCTCAATTCCATCTTTTAACGTTTTGATGATTTCTGTCGCAGCCTTTTCTTTGGTCTGCTCAAATGCTGGTCTCATAAATGGCTTGGCTGGCATTTTTGAAGTGCCAAACTCTAAAAATCTCCAGTAATATGGGTCTTTAGGGTTAAGCGCCCCTTTCTTACCACTTCTAACCTTAAAAGTTTCGATTTGCTTGGTCGTAAGTGTCTTAACTCTTACTACAGTACCGATTTTGCCGTTTTTTAAGACTTTCGTGCTGCTCTTAATCGCTTTTTTGAGCGTGCCAGCTCGTCTATATGGCGTACTTTGGGAAATAACAGGTGCATTTTGTCTTGCTTGTTCTTGCACAATCTTTCCGCCCTCTCTCATCGCTTTAACTGCAATCTTGTTAGAGACCTTACGACCAAGCTCACTCAAAGCTTTGTGTATTTGAGACAATCCCTCAACCTTGACATTACCCATCAACTGCCTCTTTACACATTAATTGTAGAGATACGTTGCGTTCTTGAGTGTTAAGCACGGAAACAATTTCAAAAAAACGCTTACCAAACTTAACTCTCATTGACGGTTTAATACCGTCTAGATGACGTAGCCATATCTGTGTAGTGATTTCTGACTGCACCTGTTGAGCTGAAAAGTATTCTCGACCTGATAACGGTCTAACATCAGCCCAAACAGTAGCTACTCTCTTCCAGGTTTGAGTGCTTGCGCCATAATCATTCACTTCATTAACTTGCCGCAACAAAGTGATTCTGTGACGTAGCTTTCCTATGTTCATCTTAATTACCTACACATATAAAACGATAACGCTCAATGATTGCCTTAACGGTTGGAGGTAAATCAAAGTTTGTTACACCTTGCCCCTCATTCCATCCACCACGGTTTTCATATAGGTAAGCGATCAGCATTAATATAGCTATTTTTAAATCGCCAGTGATTTCTTGTGCGTTATTCGGTTTTTCTTCGGGCAATGTATTAAAAAGCACTCTATTCGTGTGGTTCTCAACCATCGCCTTTGCTGCAACTAGATAGGCAGACAACAAATCATCTTCCTCATCATTATCAATGCGACATTGCAACTTAATTTCGTCTAGTGTGATTTCCATTCATCCCCCAATAAAAATGCGGCCATTTCTGACCGCACTTTTAATTATTTACCTGTTAATGCTTTAATTGCTGACACATCTTCGAGTACGCAGTCAAAGCGATGGAACGCTAAGAAACCTACTTGGTCAAACTCTGCGTAACGTTCCACTAAGCGACGTAATGTCATACCTGACACGCGACGAATAACGAAACGGCTGAAGTCACCAAAGTAAGCAAATTTCTTACCTGAACCAATATCTTCGATGCCTTGGTCAATCACATATTGATGGCCTAAGATGGTTGCAGGAGCAACGCCAGCCACATCAGGCAACCATAATGGACGTTTTTGTCCATCTACCATTTCTTTCAACGTTTTTAACGTATTGTCGTTGAAAGCAAGGCGAGTATTGCCAACGTTGCGATAGGCAGGATCTACTGAGTGGATCAATGCGTTAAAATCTTGCCATGCCACTGCAGCGGCTGCCGCTTGTGTTACACCAGTAACTGCGGTTTGCAAGCCTTTAGGTTGAGCAGGTGAGCCAACGCCAGTACCTTGGATAAGATATTTAGCTTCTGCACGACCAATACGCTCTGCAATTCGACGAGATAAATACTCTTCGATATCCACACCTGAATCTTGTAACAATTCGTTTGATACGCGGATAATTTTTGATGAGAGTTTTTTCGCACCAAGCTCAGCTGTGCCAAATTCAGTATCTAATTCAGTTGCTGCCGCATTTTCACCAATTAATTCACCTTCTTCAGCGGTGCCGTTTGCAGTCGCCCAAGTAATAACGCGACCGTCTGCGGTGTTAAGGATTTGAGCAACGCTCGCGATACCACCAAAAGCTTTCATTTGTTCCGCAATACGAGCCTGCATTTCTTTAGGCACAGTGTAACCACCTTTATTGTCCGTGCCTGACGCTTGTGCGCGAAGTTCTGCCATCACTTGACGTTCTTCTTGACTTAATTCACCTAAGCCACGACGCAAGAACGAATTAAATGCTTGTGAACGTTTAACTTCTACATCAATAACTGGTTTTGATTCAGTTTCAATTTGACGTTGTTCTTCAACAAATAAAGCATCGGTTGATCGTAATGATTCTTCGCGCTCAATTTGTGATTCAACACCGCCTAACTCGGATTTCATCGAATCCCACTTAGTTCGTTGTTCTTCAGTCCATGTTTTTTCGCCAATTTCATCATTCAATTGACGCATTTGAGCCGCGATATTACGACGTTTTTCTTGAAGTTCATGTAATTTAGCCATGATTTTTCCTCTTTCTTTAAATGAAAAAAGCCGCATTATTGCGGCTCGTATTGATAAAAATTACTTTTATTTAGCGCTAATTAAGCTTAAGAATCGCTCACGTGCGGCTTTTTGTGATACCGCTTTAGCAATTGTTCCTGAGTCTCGAGCTTCTTTCCATGCTTCAAGTGAGCGAGCTGTACTGCTTGCTTCTTGGTAAGCGGGATAAGTCACAGGACTGACATCATAAAGGCGTGAAATTTTATGAATTTCACGGATGATTACACCATCATCATTTTCATACCATTCATCTCCATTACGTGCGATCTTAAACGCAAAAGATGATTGAGTAATATCACCACGTTTTAGCGGTGCAATAACTAAATCACGAATAGTTGGATTATCTGGTGCGATAATGTCGTATTTAAGGCCAGTTTCATCAACTGATAGACTCAACGTACCAGCTTTACTGCGTCCTAGAATGAAATTCGGGTCGTGATTAAACAACCCGCGCACATCATCTTCAAGCACATCATCAAATGCACCTGGCATAATGATTTCGCGAAAACCCCACATTACTTCAGACATAGTATTGAACACGGAACCATAACCGATAATGTGCGTAGGCTCATCATCTCGGCTTTCCGCTCGCACTTCGCCTGCGTAGGAGCGTTTTTCTACATCACTCATTTGTGTTCTCCGTTTGTTTATTATTTGCTTGTTTTGCCGCATTCACGCTAACCAACATTTCATCCAGTCCTTCAACCGGATTCATATCTTCAAGCTGGCGAGCTTCATTTCGCGACATCCAACCATCAGTGATAGCCGCATGGTAGAACGTTGCTCGCTCACCTGCAGTACCGCGCATAATCCCAGCAAGATTAAACTTCACGAAGTAACCCGCTTTACGCTCTGCTTCAGTAAAGATTTTTCGGTTTAATTCTTGCTCCCAATTCACCACCCATGGCATCACGCTGAATCGAATAAACTGGATTGTCTGTTCGGAGATGTTGGAAAATGTCGCTTTCTCCAAATCATTGATCATGTGTGCTGGAACATTAAAAATACCGGCAATCTCTGAACGATTAAGTTTCATCATCGAAAGAAGCTCGGTATCGACTGGTGACACGGTCAAAGCCTTATAATCAAGCTCAGCAGGAAGTAATATTGTTTTATTTTCTTCGCTTCTCAGCTTTTCTTGTGCGGTTTGCCACATCTTTTTAAAATTTTCCCACGCGTTGCTATTCAGTGGCGTCTTAACCGAAAGAATACCTGCAGGACGAGCATTTCCACCGAAGAACCCGCTCGCAAATTTTCGAGCGTCCAACCCTAAGCCAATCGTCTCAGCATGAGTTTGGATGACTGATTTACCTGTTTTTATTGATGGCCCGAGTGACTTGATGTGTAAAACATCATCTGGAGATAGGCTCATTGTCTTATCGTCACCGTAGTAAGCGTAAACATAGCGACTTCCGTTTTTAAGCAACTGCACTTTCCACGGCTCTAATGATTCAAGCGAGACAACTCCACCGTTTTTATCACGAACAATATGGATATAAGCATTTCCGTACAACAAAACAGAACTTTGTGCATATTCGCGCAATTTATAAGACGTCTGCCAAGCGTTAGGGCTATCATGTAGAAGGTAATATACTGGATGATCTTTTACTGTTTCTACTTTATCACCGCTCTTACACTTCACGTGCAGTGGTAATTGTGCGACCGAACTCGACAACACGTAAACACAAGCATAAACAGCAGATAACTTCATCGCCAAATCAGGACTAACCGATTTAGTCGGCTGCATTCCGAATATTTCTTCGTAAGCTGATTCAGCACTTAATGGCACCGCTGGATTCTCAAGTGAACGAGTGCTAAATAATTTATCAAAAATCATTGTTTACCTCTCGATGCCAAAATAGTTAAAAGCAGTAATAATGCCCCACTGCCAATTAATGCAATATCTGCCCCATATTTGAGATACACTCCATAAGACATCAAGCCAAAGCCTGTTAGACCTAAAAGATCTAAAATGACAGTTCTCATAGTTCTAATACCTCATTTGGGAAAAAGCTTTCATCATCAGTGCTCAACATAATGCGACCTATTGCCATCATTAACGCCACCGCTCCGTCTATTTTGTTTTCAGGAATTTCTTTAATTGGGCGCACAACATCATCATTCCCTGGAACCGTCTTGCCAACCACGTTACCAATACACCACGTCATAATTGGATTCCCGTCATGATGGAAACGACCTGATTCAATTGCCGCTTCCAATTCTTTCATTGGGTCGGATAAATTAGTGTAATTTTGTGTAATGGTTATAGGATTAAGCCCTTCATCGGCTAAGTTATGGCTGATTGCTATCGCTCCATGCGGGTCAATTGCAACACAGGAAACTCTATGCTCTTGATTGGTATCTTTGATGACTTCTTCGATTTCTCGATAATCAACTTCCGCACCATCTGTTGCAGTTAAATGCCCACTGTTTACCCATTTTTGATATTTGTCCACCACTCGTTTTAAAGCGGTATCAGTGTTATAGATAGTATCTTCCGGAACGAAGAATTCTGGAGCAATACAATAATAATGCCGCTTACCATCAATAACCCGCGCAAAAACTTTAACAAGCGAGTTCATATCAAGCTTACGCGCCATATCAAGGCCAAGCACAACATCATCACCTTGGAAATCTTCAAGTGATAATGTTTCATCCTTGCAGTTTTCCCAGCTCACCATGTTGAAATAGCTTTCTTTCGCAGACACCCATACATTCAAGTGTTTAGTCTTGAAAGTATTGGTTAGACGTGCATTATTAATTGCTTTGTTTTGCTGACTAATTAGGTAGTCACCATACACTGACACATCAAAGTTTGGATTTGCTTTACGTAATACGCTTTCATCTGTCCAATCATCATCTTCATCAATTGTATAGATGATCCCAAATAGCTCGTCATTAGGAATTGCACCGGATAATTTTTCAATTACTTCTCTGCGTTTGTCGTAACAAGGACCTTCGATGTTATAACCTGCAGTCGTAATGATAAACATAAGCGGTTGTTTACGCGCCCCCATACCAGTCAACATTGTGGTATATAGCTCATCATTCTTATGCTCATGGTATTCGTCCACTATCGCACAACTAGGTGATGCACCATCACCAGGTGAACCAATAAGCGGTTCAAAACGAGAACCATCAGCAGGACGGTTTAAGTTAGAGGCATTAACTTCAATACCAAAAGTCGAGCAAAGAAGATCGGTTTTCTTACACATCAATCGAGCAGGACGGAAAACTTCCCATGCTTGTTTTTCTGTGGTCGCGCCTGAATAAACTTCAGCGCCAAACTCATTATCCATGCAGAACATATACAAGCCGACACCGGCAGAAATAGCTGATTTACCGTTTTTGCGGGGTACTTCAACATAAACTTCACGGTAACGACGCAGATTGTCGCTTTTACGCAACCACCCGAAAGTATTTGCCATAATGAAGAGTTGCCACGGTTCAAGCGTGATATTTTGTCGTTTTGATGCCCACTCGCCTTTTGTGTGTGGCAGATATTGAATGAATTTGCACGCTTTTTCGGCCTTAACTTCATCAAAATAATAAGGAAATTTAACCGCACTTTGATTTTCTAAATCATCAATGAACTGCTGACAGGTTTTTACAATAAATCGGCATGCGGGAATTTTGCCAGCAATAACATCTTTGGCATACTTAATTGCCTTTTTTACATTATCTGTCATTGCATTAACTCCGCGAATGGATTGTGATTTTGCTCATCTACCTTACCTATCAATCGTTGTCGACTGCTTGGGTCAAGTCCGAGCAACGCTCCGAATGTAGTCATCTGTTTCAACGCTTCATTCAAAACAGTAAAAGCAGGATTTTTCGATAATCCACCATTCCCGTTCTCAACAAACGTGCCGTATTTTTCAACATCTTTACAAGCACGATTACGATTCTGATATGCAATGCAATAGTTTGTCACTACTTCAAGATCGGTTTGGAGTAGAACTCCTTGGGATAGTAATTCTTTTAGAATAAAGGCCCACATTTTTTTACCATCAGTATTAAGCTGAGATGGCGGTGGGGTGTTTTCGTTAAACGGACTGAACTCAGGCTCGTCTTTATTTAATTTTCTTTTACCGGGGTTGCCGCGACGCTCTTTCACTTTCGTCGGAGTGGGCTTTCTTCCTCGCCCCGGCGTTGTTGCTATTCCTGTCATTTGGCGTTTACCCTAAATTTTTAATTTCGCGGTTGTAAAAATAGAGTTAGGTGGGCGGTTTCGATAGGCAAAACCTATAGAGATTTTACTACCCCCTCCCCTTACAAAAACAACCGCACTTTAAACACTATTTCAAGCGTTCTCGCGCTGTTTTGAATTTATGGCATGAATTACATAAACTTTGTAGATTAGTTAAGTCATCACTACCACCGTGAGCCTTAGGAGTTATATGGTCAACAGTTGTAGCTGTTACAAACCGACCTTGCTTTAAACATTCTTGGCACAAATAGTTATCGCGAACTAACACGATAGATCTTATTTTTCGCCATTGAGCTCCATAACCACGCTGAGACGATGTCTTTCCTTTCTGATGTCTTTGCCAACCACAACCTTGATGTTCATCACAATAACCATTGCTGTTGATTGTTGTATTCTTACAGCCTTGCTTTCTGCATGCTTTAGGTATTCTTGCTGGCATAGTTCCCACCAAAAGAAAAAAGGCGAGTATTGTCACTCACCTTTATTTACTTAACTTCTCTATTTGCCACTCCCGAATTTTATCAATACGGTTTAAGCACATATCACGTTCGCGTTTTAAGATTACCGCGTACTTTGTTACATCACCATAAGTATCACCAGCAAATACCGTCTTATCTAAATGAGCGGTCAACGCTGCAGGTAATTGGGAACAACTAACTACAACAGGTTTACTGGCGCAAGAACTCAATAACATTGCTAGGAGCACTAGTATTAAAAGCACTGCTAGTTTTAACTTGTTTCGGTATAGATTTGATAACTGCATCTGATTTACTCCTTGCATCTGACTCCACCTGACTTAGCTCAAATGTGAGCTGTCTATTTCGCTCAGCATCTTCTTCTAATCGAGTGATCGTTTGACTTTGTGCAGCAATTGTTTCTTGGTGTGTTTTTATCTTTCCATTCAACCCATCAATAGTTGCTGACTGATGATTAATCCATCCACACAATGCAATAATTACAAACGCAGAAACAACGGAGCACACCAATAAAACCTTTGTGAATCCGTTACTGATATATTGCCCGATACCAATCATGTTAAACCCCATAATAAATAGCGGTGCGGTTTAGGCTCTTTTGTTTACGCTTTCGCCATCTGATTTAATAGCTCCCATAACCGCACCGGCTAACCATGCACATAACAACTATACTTTATTGACTGGAGATAAACATAAATCACGTTCCCTTAATCTTCGCTTTAATATAGATTTATGCACTTTACCATTCACCCTGGAATAATTAGGGAAAGCATTACACATGCGAATAAAATCTTTATCAATTGCAGCTTTATAAAGCTGAGTCTTTTTAAAACGACCACTCTCTCTATCTAGGTAGAACCGAGAACCTTGACACCCAATGTTAAAAATTAATGAACCCAAAGCATCTATTTGATTTTGATTCATTTCATTGTATGGATAGTAATCAATAATGCACTTACTAACCTTGCGCAAATCTTTTGCATACTGATCTGCTATTTCTTCATTGGTATACGTTTTACCAATAATTACATTAGCTCCACCAGTAGTAGCCGCTCCGATACCAAATGTCCACTCTTTTGCTGCACATTGATACGGATTAGTTCTACAACCTTCTTCATCACCAGTTTCACGTGCGCCATTCTTAGAAATTATAATTCCCGATGAACGATTTTCAGAGTCATATACCAATCCAACAATTACACTAACTAAACAAACACCAAAAGCACTAGCTTTTTTGAGTTTTGACATTTTTATCACCCTGTATCATTTCACCGTTTTTATCACGAACACCTGCTCGAATTTCTTCGAGTTCTAACATTCGTTTTTTATAACGAGATTCACGTATATAACCGCATATAGTGACAAGAACACCAATTAAAATAGACCATTCAGACAGAGTCAAAGCTCCGAATAAAGCAGTTAGCCAACCATAAGCCTGAGACTCTACAGGCATGTCTTTAAGAACTTGCATTTATACCACCGTTTTTTTGGCAATAAAAAACCCCGACCGTTTCCGATCAGGGCTATAAAATTTACTTATTGCGTTCGCTACGCGCTAAAACCGCAACTTATACTTTATACTACAATTTTACTTGCAAGCTGTCAACAAAATAATTCAAAAAATAAATTAAAAATTTTTAATTTTTTAAAAAAAGATGTTGACATAATTATTTCTGAGCCTCATAATAGGCTCATCTAAACAAGAGATGGCTATGGAGCCGCTAACTAATAAGCCTAAAGGAGGCGATTATGACAACTCAAACTATCCAAATCACAAAACCACAATTAATTGGTTCAGAAAAACAAATTAACTGGGCTAATGACATTATCAACAACATCATTTCAATCTTGGGTGAAATTGAAATCCCAACTGGCGCAACTGAAGAGCAAATCGCACAAGTGCAAAAAATTGTAGACACTTTCTTCGGCGAAACAAAATCAAGCGCTTGGATCGAGCACTATAAACAATTTACATCTCAAACGCCAAAGAAAACAGTATACACAGCAGTTATGGTTGGCTGGTACGATTTTGTAGATGGGAAAATGGTTTACCGTAATAAAAAATAAAAGGGGGGGAAAAATGAACTACAAAGAAATTATGTACACAGTCGGCGAATTAGTGAGATGTATCTACGGCTCTGATGTACCAGCTAATGTACAAAACACCATTATTAGATTCCCAGCTAAAGGCGTTGGCTTGATGAGCCAGCGCGGGGATATTATCAACGCGCCAGACCAAGATGAGGTTATGCGCTTAATGGATAAAATCCCTAGTGATTTAGTTGACCCTAAAGAAAAAATGGAATTTGAAGCTCAAGGTGCGTTTTGGTTAGGTTACTATCATTACGCAAAGATAACAGACGATGTCGCAAACTATGGCGCTAACGAGTTATCTGTAGTAGGTAATGCCTTATACGGCGACCAATGGCAAACTGCTCTATCTAGAGATCTTAATTTATCTAGCCCTAGACGTATGCGCGCTTGGATTTCTGGTGAGCGTAAAATTCCGACAGGAGTTTGGTTTGATATTATCTCGCTATTAAAGGCAAGACAGTTAAAAATCGAAGAGATTATTAAAAAACTAGCATAATAAAAATGGCGCTTTGATAGCGCCTTTTTGTTATCCTAAAAACATAAACTTAATTTTAGCAGCCACAAACGCACCTTTTAAAAATCTAACACCTTGCGCGCGCTCACGATACATCTTAGCTGGTGAGATATTAAGGGCGTTACAAATCTCTCTCTCGCTCGCCTGTTGAATATATAAAGCCATTAAAATTTGATACTGCAATAAATCGTCATCATGTAGGTTCATTATTTGCTTTTCGATTTTTAAGCACTCATCATCTGTCAAAAACTTAATGTAGGCCTTTCTTGCTGTCGGTAGCACTGGGATTGAGATTGTTGTGCTTGGATATTCTGTGCCAATTCTGTCACGCCCCCAACAACTACCCCATTTTTCTAAAATTCGCTCAACGCTATAAGTCATTTACCACCTCACTAATCGACACTAAAACCTTTCCACCCTTGACTACACATTTGCGTACAATTCGCAAATCATCAATAACACTATCGTCCACCAACACGCCAGCTTTCACTAACGCATCTAATAATGATTTAAAAAGATTATCCAAATCACGCATTCTTCTATCCGGCATAAATGCTTCCACCACCACTGCAGCACGAATACCCGCTGGAAATCTTGCTGAGCGTCTAGTCATCCACGCTACCTGTGCAGCATAAGCACGTCCTTTCGCGCTAATTAATGTTTTCCCATTTACTCTGCGCCAATAGGTATTAACAGAAGGTGGGAATGGTAGTTCAAGCGTTATCGTTGTCATAGAAATCTCACTTTAAAAAAGACCGCACTTTTGATTGTTAAACTATTAATCAATCACTAATGCACCAATCTTGATGGAGTATAAAAAGAACTTATGCCAAAGCTCTATTTGTGAACCATACTTTTCTTCAAATGCTTTTACGTTTTGATGTAATTCATTGTGATGAATTCGGCAAAGCGGAACACAATCCAAATCATCTGCTTTACTTCCCATCACACCATTACCATGACCAATTAAATGATGTGGATCATCTGCTTGTTTACCACAACACACACAAGGCTGAGTTTTTACCCAACGTAACCATTTTTCAGAACGGATATATTGTGGCTTTGGTCTTGCCATATATTGAAGTGGCGGGTCATCATCAGCTTTTAAATTTAAAATGGCTTTATCTAAACGGTCCATGTGATAAATAAGAGGATCTTCGAAACGCGTAGAACTTTCTTTATTGTCTCGTTCGTAATTTTTAACACTAAAAACCTTTCTTAATAACGCATCACTCAATAAACGTTGAAGTCCATTCTTAAAACAATACAGCACTAAATCTGATTCTGTTAAAGGGCGAGCATGTTTTAAATCCACTTGGATTTTTGCAATGATTGCTTGCTCTATATTTTGCTCCACCACCAACGTTGCTTTTTCCGCATCATAGTTTCCCTTACGCATTTCCGTATCATGGTGCCAACAAGTTCTAATAAAACCGTCTAAGTGCGGAGTAATTGTTAATTCTTTATGGCAGTATTCACCATCACTCAACTGACAATGCTTAATACTGGCCACAAAATTCATCAACGCTTTTTTTGTAAGTAATTTTGACCGCACTTCCTTATTTTTTAAGAAATCCACCACCAACGGTGGAAATTCTTCACTAATAGCCCCTTGCCAATTAACTACACCCGATTCCCTATGTTGTAATTCAGTAGGCTCTGGCATTAACACCATTCTCTTCGTCATTACCTGTGCAGCATTGCGCGGAATTCTAAACATCATTAAACCAAGGTCTGATTGTTTATATGGTGTCAACAACAATACTTGCATTAATGCCCCCGCAACGATCCTTTAATGCTTGCAATAATCTCTGCTTGACGTGTTTTTGAGACTGGCATAGATGTTGCTTGTGCTGGTAATTGTTTTGTTGGCTCCGGTAACACTTCACCATTTTTTAAACGATCAGCCATATTGCGTAAGGCCTGTTTAATTTCTTTGCGTAACTGCTCTACCGACCAAGTGTATCTGCGACAACGACAATACAAATCAGTGATCAACCAATATTCCACGGTAGAATTGAATTTAAATTTATCTACATCAGCCATGCCATAACGTTGAAAACTGGCTAAACGCTGTGCTAATTCTTCTTCTGACGGTAAATCCATCGGAATTTTGCACCACTCGATGAAATCAAACAGGTTTGGAAAATAATCATTTCTTGCTGCACGAACTCTTGCTAATCCACGCTCTAACATATCCACAGATAAAACATCATGATTCACTAGCTCTTCAATCCAAATAAATTTTGCTTCTTCCAATGCTTCGTCTGTTGGGTAGTTATAGCGCCAACGGTTGCAGTAAGCACACAAGCGATTAAATAACTGATTCACTAATTCTGAAACATGAGTATTTAAATCAACCCCTGAAACGCAATTTTCTTGTCTGATTGCCACGTTCATTTCAACATCCCCATTTTGCGTAGTTTTTCCGCTACTTGCGGATTACGAATTTGAATTTGTCTGCCCTTTGCCCAATCGGTGCTTTTGCTTGCTGGGTTTGGTGCACTGCCTTTCGGTTTTAACATCGTGCCATCAGCCATTACCCAAGCACCGTCTCGCATTTCTGGTCTGCCCTTGTTATCCCAACGTTCTGAGCCAACAACATACTCACCGAAGTTTGTTGGACGGAAAATCGTACTTGGTCGGAGATACTCAACCATTTTCGGATCACGGCCCCATTTCGACACGAGATAATCCACCACACGTTTACACACACCCAAATCAAATTCAGCTAATCGAGCGCCAATCGCTTGTTTTGTTTTGTCAGTGAGCTTGTAGCCTGTTGGTTTACGTTCGCCTTGTTCTTCAGCGAGATTTGCCAATGCCATGTTCAAATAATCCAACACAACTTGCTCAGCTGGGGGGACTATAGGGGGGTTATTTATATTTGTTTTATTATTTGTTTTTGTAGGGTGGCGTTTTTCGCCACTGGTAGCGGTGGCGTTTTCCGCCACTGGTGTCGTGGCACTTTTCGCCACTGGTGGCGCTTTTTGTAACTGGTGGCGTTTTTCGCCACTGGTAGCACTTTTCGCCACTGGTGGCGCTTTTTGTAACTGGTGGCGTTTTTCGCCACTGGTAGCACTTTTCGCCACTGGTTTGTTTTCAACGTTAGGAAGGTCTTTCACTAAATAGAATTCAGTCGTTCTTCCAGCGGTTTTAACAGTACGAATCAAACCAACTTCTTCAAGCTCTTTAAGGATTTCATAGATAGTTTTATCTCGGTTAATGCCAGTGAATTGTTTAAATTGTTCAATAGAAATAAAATCACTCTCTTTCTGCCAACCAGTCGTTTTACGAGCCACCAACAAATAGGCTTTTACAGCGTTACCAGAAAGGGCAAACATCACTTCATCTACAAAAGCATTAGGGATCTGAAAAGAATTAGGGATAAATTTGCTCATAGCATTAACTCCGAAGCGTAACGTTGTGCGATCCATTGAATACCTTTCGATGTCACGCGAGTTTGTGTAAAGTTGTGACCGTGCTCTGCTGTACCAGTTTTTACTGTAAATAAGCCACGGCTTTGTTTGTCTGAATATGGAATAAGATTGCCTGATTGACGATATAACGCTTTATCACGCTCTAGTGCAGCAATCATCGCTTTCTCTGGCATATTTAAGATTTTTGCCGTTTCGCGTAATGATTTTGTTGTGCCAATATCAACGTAAAGATCTACAAAGTCCGCTTTAGGTTTCATCGCCTTGTTCTCTAACGCTAAAGCTTGTTTCTCTTTCTCTGATGCCACCAACTGCTCTAAGGCTTGAAGATAATTTTGCGGTAAAAGTGCGGTCGGATTTTGTTGGTTTTCTAACTCTTGCCAACGGTCAATAACTGCCGCTGTAAATTCCGGTGAAAACTGAGCAACTAAAATATAAGTGTCGCGCTTATTCAAAAAATACTCATAGTAGATTTGACCATTCTGTGGGTGGGTGTACGGTTTCGGCTGATACCCCCCAATCACACCTTTTGAAATAAGTGTTTCAATGCTTTTACACACGTCACTATGTCTAGAATTAACAAGTTTTGTTATTTCTCGACTGCTCATTGTTAATGCACTTGCATTTTTATCATTAATCGGTAATAATTCATTCATCTTGTGAACTCCTTGTGAGTGTAATTAACCACGGTGGCCGCCGTGGTTTTTTATTGCCGTTTATTAAGTGAAATCACACACTCAATAGAATGTTGTGTTGCAGATAAATGTTTATTTAATAACTTGCGGATCAAATCTTCTTCACTACTGGTGATCTCACCATCAGCAAGCGCGCTTTCTAATGCTTCAAATAACAATCCACGAGCTGATAACTCATGTAATTGAATATTTGCCATTTCTACTGCATCTAAATCATCTGCACAGGTATCTGGTACAAAACGTCCACCAGCGGCACGGCATAATTCTTCAATAAATTGTGTGCAACCATATTCAAGCTGAATAGCGATTAACTCTTCATTTTTGAACCGTTGGCCCTTTGTTTGATAAAGACGATTATTTAATTCACTTTCAGTAAATCCTAAGAATCCAGCTACCGCACTTTTACCACCGGGTATCTGTTCAATCATCTCTATAATGGTTTGTTTCATTGCCATAATTTTTGCCTTATTTTTATGGTTTTCTTTTTGATTTTTACTGATAAATTAATCCCACAAATCGGGGCGTAATTCAGATTTTTTAACTTTGCCATTAGTAAGTTCTTCAATCTTTGCACAGCGTTCAGCTGGTACTTTTTCACGCCATTTTGATACTGCCCAAGGGGTGATATTGAAGTGCCGAGCCATGGCAGAAATACCGCCTACGATTTCATAAGCTTTTTCGATTGGTAGCATCTTAACCTCTTTTCTATTTTAAGTAGCATAATTCTACTACTAAAAATAGAATTGAATCAACTATTTTATTTACGTATTCTCTACCTTTAGTAGAAATAAGGGGGTTATATGTCAGATTTAGCAAGCCGAATTAATGAATTAATGGCTCAGCAAAATAAAAGAATAGGAGATCTTCAAAAGGCTCTAGGCGTAACCTATGAAATGGCCAGACGTTATACGCTTGGCACAGCCACACCAAGAGATGACAAAATTGAATCTATGGCTGAATACTTTGGAGTTAGTCCTGCTTATTTGAAATATGGCTCTACTGACTCAACTGAAACAAAAGTTGCATCAAACATAAAAGAGCTTGGATCCTTTGATTTGTGGGATAGAAACACCCCATTAAATAGTGATGAAGTGGCAGTGCCTTTTTATCAAGATGTTCGCCTTGCTGCGGGTAATGGGTTTGCTGATGACATCGCAGACTATAACAATTTTAAATTACGTTTTTCTAAAGCTACATTAAGAAAACAAGGTGTGCAGTTCGAAAATGCTGTGTGTGTAATTGCTGACGGTAACTCCATGGAGCCTGTTATTCCTGATGGAACAACGGTGGGTATTGATTTGGGCAATAAAACCATTAGAGATGGGAAAATATACGCCATAAACCACGGTGGATTACTGAGAATAAAACTACTCTACAACATGCCTAATGAACAAGTGAAAATCCGCAGCTATAACAGTGATGAACACCCTGACGAAATAGCAGAATTACAAGACATTTCAGTACTTGGTAAAGTGTTCTGGTATTCTGTCCTTTTATAAAAAAACAATAGCGGATGGTTGTTGATTTATTTGTGTAGTAACAAAGAATTCGTAATTATTATTACTAATATGTTTACAATATTAATATTCATGGTAATATTTTGTAACTAAAGGTTAGTGACAAATGGGCAAAATTACAAAAATTAAAGATAAGCTCTACAAAGAGCCGCCACCCACTGATTTTACGTGGGACGAGCTGAGAACACTTTTACTTAATTTAGGATTTAATGAAAAACAAGGTAATGGATCTCGTGTGAAATTTGAGCATTCTTCGCTTGATTTCCCGATTAGTATTCATAAGCCACATCCGCAAAATACATTAAAGCGGTATGTAATTATTCAGATAAAAACCGCCCTTGATGAACTCTATGCGCTATTAGGAAATTAATATGGACACAATGCAATATAAAGGCTTTCTAGGAAGTATCGAAATTTCCAAGGAAGACAAGATATTATACGGCAAGCTATTACATATTAATGGCTTGATAACTTACGAAGCTGAGAATTTTTCAGAATTAGAGGCTGCATTTCATGATGCTGTTGATGATTATCTTGCCGATTGTAAAGAATCCGGCGTCGAACCACAAAGATCTTGTTCGGGTGCATTTAATATTCGGGTAAAACCAGAAAAGCATCGCCAACTCCTATTTATCTCAAGCGTACAAAATATAAAATTAAATGCTTTAGTAGCAGAAGGGGTTGATTTGGTCATTACAAAATATGCAACTGAACATGCAAAACTAGAAGCTTACAAAGTATTTAAGTTTAACTGGGAACGCAATCCAGAAATGAGAAAAAATGCAATTAATTGGACATTAGAAAAAATGTCAAAATCTCAGTTTGTTTCAGGAGAGGAAAATAATTATGAAAATGCAAATCCTTGATCAAGCTATTATGTCTTACTCTTTTAATCTAAAGACTAATAAGGAAAGTAGCGCAAAAGAAGGAAAACTCTCTCTAGGTGTTACATTCCCAAAAGAAGACAGAGCCGACTGTATTCTCCATATTGAAATTGATACGCCGGATTATGAATTTAAAGGAGAATTTGCTTATCATTTTGAAAAAAATCGTCCAAAAGCCTCAGAAGCTAAAAATAGGGAACAAGAGTTTATGGCATCACTTTACACTTACGCTATGCCATTTGCAAAAAACCTTCTTGCTATATCCGAAGTGCCAAGCAATAGCTTGCCTTATTTACCTATTGAAATTTAACTAACAAACCGCCTGTGTGGCGGTTTTTTATTATTTCAAATATTCAATTAATCATAGACAGGACGTGACAATGCTGTCTGCCTCGCTTTTAGATAATGCTGGAAATACTCCATCATAATGAGACATTTTAATTTCATTATGCAAAATATCAAACAAATAAAAACTTCTAAACTTCCCCGCCTGTGTCGCTCCAATAAATATTTCTGTATGCTTTCCATATTCATTTATCAACATGCGATCAGGCCTAAAGCTATTTAGCTTATCAAGCAAACATTGTTTTACATGATCTTCGCTTTGTTTAATTGGATAGCTTTTAAATTCTAACGCACGCATTTCAGACGTACTAACTCCACATCCAAAAAGACCAAGTGCAACAATCGGAACAAATATTTTCCTCATATAACCTCCATTAAAAAGTGCGGCCATTCTACTTAAAAAAATTAACGTATTCCGTGATCAGAATCTCAAATCAAAATATTTGTTGATTAAAAAATAGGCAATCAAACACCCACTAACAAAATATTTTTTCTTAAAAATCAAATAAATACTACTTTTAATAGAAAATAATTCTACTTTTATGCAAATTTTAGTTGCATAAATATCTACTTTAAGTAGAATTAACTACAACAAAGCAAAACACTTTGAAATGTTCTTTAAAAATTTGAAACAGGTTAGTGATGGGTAAAAAAATAGCCACTCAAATGAGTAGCTATTAAAAATCACTTTTTAGGTGGCGGCGTAGGCCGTTTAGGTTGATAACTTTCTTGTAATGGGGTTGGTTCTGCCATTAGAATTTTTCTCCACAAAATTTAGCAACAAATAACTGACAAAAACTTAGCTTCGTATCATCTTCTAATTCAAGTTGAATGGAGGCGCGCTTATACGCAATATCAGTTAATGTGCCAGTGATATTATTATTTAGTAAATCACTTGTAATTAATGCCTTATTCAACTCTTCATCAGTCATGGTTGAATAACTTTTAAGTAATGGTTGATATTGTGCTTGTGCAACTTTAGATAATGCGGCTTTTTCGCCAAAGCCATAAACAAGTGAAAGCACGCTTAGTATCGCTAAAATAAACCCAATAATGATATTTAGATGAAAATCTGGGAAAAATCTATCTAAGTCACCAAACACAGCAGACGAAAGTAACAGCTGAATGGTAATCAATAATTTATTTAATCGATCATTTAAGTGATAGTTTAAATTTTCTAAATTGTAGCTGTAATGCAACTCAAATACTAAATCATTTCGATTTTTCCCTTCCATCTTTTATTCCTCATCTTGGTTTAGGTTGTGGAGTCGGTCTTGGCGGAACATGACTTCTCTCCTCTTTTTCTATTTTCATAGTGTTTCCTCCGATTAAATTGTAGTCGCAGAAAACATTATATTCCTCGATGTAGTCGCATACAAGAGGACTTGAGCCTTACAAGTATAAAGAAAGGCACTCATCATTAACCTGTTTTGAGTTTTAGACAATTCGGATAAAAACACACTCGTGAAAATGCCATTTGTGAAAATCGCCAGTTGCAGATTAAAAGCCCTGCACCAATGAGTGTGAGATATTGCGGTAATGACAAACGAAGCCAGTTGGCAGGATAAGCTAAACGCAATATCGCATTTCAAAGCACATTTGAAGTACAGAGACACAACGGCAAGTGAAACCTTTGCGAATGATAGAGAGAAGTGTGCTTTGAAATGGCAATAAGGAAACTAAGGAGCAATGCAATGATAAATCCAACAATTACAATCTCTCAAAATGAATATGAGTATCTTGTTGAGCAAGCAAAGATAGTTAAATTTATTGAGTATTACAGGCCATCAATATGTAATGACGGCGAATTCGGAACTTATGAAATGGTAGTAGGGAGAGATGGATTAATTACTACGGTTAGATATGGCACGCTGTCAGAATGTGTTAAATGCGCAATTGAAGATATCAGAGCTATGCAGTCTGTTTACTGGGTTGGAGAGGAAACAGAAATTTATGCTGGAAACTCCCTCGAAGAAATTCTTCATGCGTTTTATTCAGAAAAAGAGCGCGAGGAAATTTTAAGAGATAACCTTTATGGACAGGTTGATTTAAACCAAAAATACCCAGTAAAGGAAGACTCAAGCTCTATTGCAATAGAAAAAACCATTAAAGAATTGTTAGAAGAAATAGTCACTTTCCCGGATTTGATTTTAACATCTTACAATTAGCCGAGCATGAGGGCTTAAAACTTATGCTTTGAAATGGCAAACATAAAACAAATGAGGTTAAAAATGGAAGAAAAACAAGAAAACAGCCTATCTGAAAGAGATAAAGATCAAATCAAATGGGCTGTATTAAGAGCGGTTGAAAACGGTTGTTTAGAACCCGCACTAATTGCTGATAGATGTTGTTTCGCATTTGAGCGAATTAATCGTTACGGCCAAAATACTGGTTATGGGAGTTGCGGAGCTATTTCCACCACTGCTCCTGAATAAACTGCTGCATTTTGGCAGATAATCCGATCCAAGAAGCGTCGCTCATCTCTGCAACGAAAATAGAATCGTTGAAATCAGTCACTTTGGTTAGGTGATCTAAAACTTCTCTAGCTGAATAAGAAGTATGAAGATACCAAACGGATTGTTGAACTTTGGCCCATACGCCTAATGTTTTAATTTTTTCAATGAGCGCATCGTAATTCTGACCAGACTTATTTAAGTCATAAGTAACTAAGATATTATTTTTCATAATTTATCCTTATTTTGTGTTGTGGTTGTGAAAATTATATTCCTTATGTGTTGTGGTGACAATAAGGGACTTGAGCCTTGCAAGCATAAAGAAAGGCGCCTTAATGGTTCTTTGGAGCCACCAGCTAAAGCCGCTTTCAAGTAGAAACATCACTAATTTTACACTTTGTTCAAGTGGTGTGAGAGCGGCTCTAGCTGGAAACAGCGATTCATAATAAGTAAATTCCTATTGGTTAGGCCCGCAGTTCTTTTTTCTCATATAGTTTTTGGTTCTGCGGGATTTTTTAAAGGATAAATAATAAATTGACACCGCCCCCACTTCGGATTAAGATGCCCCCACTTTCAACAGAAAGTCGGTAGCCACAATTAAGTGTAAGTGGCTTTTTTTGTATCTGAATTTTGGAGAAGAAAATGGCGAAACGTGAAATTCTTTATGAAGGCATTTTAGATTTAGCTGGCATCGAAATCCCTTGCTATGTGTTAGATGATGGCACTCGCGTTTTGTCTGGTCGAAAAATGCAAGAAGCGTTAAAGATTGTTGACGTTGAAGATGGTAAACAAACAGCAGGGACCAGATTAAACCGATATTTAGAGCAAAAAACGCTGGAACCCTTTATTTACAAGGGGCGAGAGCAGGACCACTTTAAACCTATAATTTGTTATCGTGGTACACAAAAAATTAATGGTTATGAAGCAACGCTACTTGCTGATTTATGCGATGCTTTTCTTGAAGCGCGTAAACATATCTTGCTTTCACCACGCCAAACGATTATTGCTGAACAATGCGAAGTACTTATCAGAGCCTTTGCGAAAGTTGGTATTACCGCCCTTGTTGATGAAGCAACGGGTTATCAATACGAGCGTGAAAAAGATGAACTCCAACAAATTTTACGCAAATATATCAGCGAAGAGTTACTCCCCTGGCAAAAACGTTTTCCCGATATTTTCTATAAAGAATTATTTCGCTTAAATGGCTGGGATTACACGGTTAAAGGCATACAAAAACGCCCTGGCGTTGTGGGCACTTGGACAAATAAGCTCGTGTATGAACAGCTTCCGCAGGGTGTACTTGATGAATTGCGTAACAATGTGCCAAAAAGTGAAACTGGAAATCCAACAGCACGCTTTCATCAGCTCCTGACAGATGATATTGGCAGTCCACATCTCACTGCTCAAATCAATCAAATTGTCACGTTATTTCAGCTTTCTGACAATATGAAAGAAATGTGGAATAACTTCCAAAAACTAAAATTACGACAAAGCGGACAGCTTGATCTTCCTTTTAAATTTGATGAAAAGGGACACACAACAGAAAAATAAATTTGACAAAAACCGCCATCAACGGATAAGATAACCGCACTACAAACTCATAGCGGCTATCCGCACCCGAAAGCATAGCGGTTTTTTTATGCCTAAAATTTAAATCTGCAGATCTGCAGATTTAGAAAAAGTACAGAAATGTACCTTTCGAAGATCGGGTCGAGAGAGCCTAATAAAATACCGAAAGGGAATAAGCTCCGCTGTCTATGAGCAGTAGTTGAAGCCCGATCAACCCTACTAAGGTTGGTCGAATAAAGAACTAACTCATAGGGGCATAAAAATGTCAAACTTAACAATTCTCAAAACTTCTATTCGTTCATACGGAAATCTTTATTCATTAAACGATCTTCATAAAGCAAGTGGTAATGCAGAAAAACATAGACCATCTTTATTTGTTCGTTTAGATACAACTCAAGATCTAATTTCAGAAATTCAAAAAGAAGTTAAAAGCACAGATCTGATCTTTAAAACTACTGGCGGTCGTGGAATGCGTGGAACTTATGCTTGCGAAGAATTAATGCTCGCCTATGCGATGTGGATTAGTCCAAAATTTCACTTGATCGTATTACGTGCGTTCTTAGCAATGCACCGCAATCAACCACAACAGTTATCTTTGCCTGAGCCTGAAAAGAAATTCACATTTGAATTTACCGAATATGAACTTCAACAACTCGTTTGGGCGTGGTTTGCTTTATTGCGTGGCACAGAACTTTGCGAAGTGCTTCACCCTTCACTAAAACAAATTGGCTCGTATTATGCCGCACCGGCTCATGATATTGCTTACGAATATCGCAGTACTCTCCGTCAAGCCCATAACATATTGACACGCATTACAGAGCAATTTGAATGCGAGCAAGGCAATAACTGGCGTGTATTAAAATATCTTCGAGCCTACAACCCTAAAAAAACAGGTTTTCAGTTAGAAATTCTATAAAACAACGGAAAATCCGACCGCACTTTTGAAAAATCGTGCGGCGGATTTTTACACCCAAAATTCACTAAATTGACTAAAAAGGAAACAAAAAATGGAAAAATTTACTGATGTATTCGCAGAAATCACACGCCCTTTAGCAAAGATTGCTTGTGCGATGTTTATCGTCTTTTTGATTGGCGGAATCTCCTATTGTTTTGCAAGCGAGCCTACCGCGCTCGAACGAGAAAAAGCGAGAGTGCAGTGGATTGCTGAACATGGAGAATATCAAAAGAATTTAACAGAAGAAGGCGAAAAACAGGCTCGTGCTTACGTATCTATTAAACAAGCTGAAATTAATAAGGAATTTAAATGAAACTACCTTTTAAAACCAACAGCGAACTTGCCGCTAAGGAAGAGCGTAAGAAAAATTATCAATCTGCTTATGTGCTTTGGAAAAAAGCATCAAAGCTAACCGGAAAAGAGATAAATAAGCACTGGTGCATAAGCCGTGCGGAATGGTGCCAAAAGATGCACCAAGAAGAAGTAAAACTTAAAACGAGAAAAATCTATGTACCGCATTAATACCTATTATGGCCATACCATTGATTACATCAAGCCTGATCCTAACGAAATTGATATTCGTGATATTGCGCATAACCTTAGCTTTGAAAACCGCTTTATTGGTCAAACTGCTGAACCTTATAGCGTAGCTCAGCACTGTGTACTTGGTAGCTATATTTTTGAAGAAATGGGATTGCCAGAGCTTGCATTTATTTTCCTACTGCACGATGCAGCAGAAGCATACTTGAAAGATATTCCTACTCCACTCAAACATTTGCTAAGTGAGCCTTATCGCAATATTGAAGATCGCTTTAATTTAGCAATCCACCAGCGTTTTAATGTTGAGTATAAAAAATTGCCAGCTATTAAATCTATGGATTTATCTATGCTTGCAACGGAAAAAGAACAGTTACTTCCACCAGCATCTGTAGAGTGGCCGCAATTGAAAGGTGTCTCTCCGGCAAATATCGCAATTGTTTTTTGGCAACCACATCAAGCTGAATCAGCATATCTTGCCCAATTTAAACACTTAACTGAGATTTTAAACTATGGCGACAAGTAAAAAACCGCGTAAAAAGCACGATAAAAATGCCAACATTAAACGGCAGAGCGACAGAATATGTCGCAACTCTCTTGTGCTTTCCGTTATTGGATTAGGAAATGACGGCACCGAATGGATAAAAAATAATATTCCACAAGACAGAACAACGGCCACTGAACAAGATTTTGAATTGATGTATAACAAATCTCGACCATGGTCGTTTGTTTTCGGTGTTATTTGCCGTGATCAACTTGGAAGAGGTTATATAAAATTTGAATATCAATCTCTTGCTAACCAATTTGCATTCACCGCACCTGAAATGACTGATTACGTCAATGACAATATCAATGCCATTTTAAACGATGTAAACGAAGAGCACGTACTCTCCCCTTTCCTTATTGCATCACCAGAGAAAAAAGAGTTTACAGATGATTACATCAAGAAACTTTTAACCTGGAAGAAAGTGGAAACAACGCTTAAAACCCCATTTGAGATTAAAGCGTTGCGTGAAGAAGGAATGGCCGCATTACGAGAAATAGATCCAACAGCTTACACAGATAAAGCAACTTGGACGATCCTTCGTAAAAATGGCTGTAATGATTTTGCCGATATGCGACTAGTTGGATTAGAGAAATATCAACACTGCAAAGGAATTGGTAAAAAACGCATTCAAAGTCTGATTGATGGCTACCACGCATTAATTAATGACGAAAAATTAATTCCAAAATTGACCGCACTTCGTGAATTTGAAACTCAAATTTATATCCACCAACAAACAATGGCCCGATTAAATCGAGCTGCACAAATGTAGGAGAACCACATGGCTAAATTTATCAAACTAACTAATACAGATGAATCAGATATTTTCATCAATGTAGAACAAATTCAAACCATCACTAAAGATGAAAATGACACAGCTATTCAATTTGAAGATGGCACTATCTTTGTGAAAGAAACACCGGAACGAATTATTCACTCAATCCAATCTGGCGGTGCGGTGAATGTATTACCCGTTGTTGATGTTATGACCGCTAAGTAAAAAAAAGACCGCACTTTTGGGGGTAAAAATGATAGATGACGCATTATATCGGTTGATTATGACCGTTCTAATATCTTTTTACTTTATTTTAATAGGGAGAAAACTACAGAAACTAGATGAAGATAGAATGAAAGAAAGTGAGTTTTACTTCAGAATTAAAATTTGGCTTATCTCTCGTGGGGTAAAAGATGTTTAGACAGGACATACAAGTATCAAATGGCAAGAGATACGTTGTCATTGAGTGCCAATTTGGACATAAGTGGGAAATGGTTAGAGAGACTAATGAAACGGTCAGCGAGGGAGAGGCATTGGAAATCGTCCAATATTGGATTAAGTACAAAAGAATAAAACCAGAGCAAATTATGGTTATTGAAGTACCTGACATTTGCAAGCCGTGGTGAATTAATATTTAACAAATCCAATAGGCGATCCAAGTGAGCGCCTTTTGTTTTAATGGAGAAATAAAATGAAAGAATTTAACTTAGATGCGGCTTTAAATGGCGAGCCAGTGAAACTTGCTTGCGGTAGAAAGGCTTACATACTTTATGATTTAAGTAGATACCCTAAATTATTAAAACACACAAACAGACGACCTTTAAATGGACTTGTTATGTCTGGTTATATGGAGAATGACTGTTACCTGGCAAGCTGGCTTTCAGATGGCAAGAATTCGTTTGATGAAAATAACATTATCGGAATGTGGGAAGAGCCAAAGATTAGTATTGAAGATTTGCCAAAGCCCTTTCATCCTGAAATTGGTGATGAGTTTTTCTATTTGAGTGTAGGAACTGTCCAATATTGCTCGTTTTATTCTGATATTAATGCAGACTTAATGAGAAATGGTCAATGTTTCAGCACAAGAGAAGATGCTCAAAAATGGCTTGATTTTATGAAGAGTATGATGGAGTAAGTATGAGTGAATGGATTAAATGTAGCGAGCGAATGCCGGCAATCGTTGGTGAGCAATCTAAACCAGTATTGGTATGGGGCGATGGGTATGATGAGCCTGAAATTGGTGTCTTTCATGAATATGATGGATGGGATTCCTGGGGCGTTACACATTGGATGCCTCTTCCACAACCGCCAATCGATGAATAATGTGCTATCATATTCAAAATTTTAAGGTGATGAATATGGAAAAAGCAGAAATCAAAACTAACTTAACTCCGTTTGCTATAATGCCACTCGCTCTTGTTTGTGAGGCAACAAAGCTTAGCGAAGATGAGCTTTACAATCTCGTTCGCGATGGCAAATTTCCAAAGCCTATATATCCTCAACCGTATATCCTTAGCTGGAGTGGCGAGGAAGTGATGAAATGGATCGAACAAAACAAACGGAATGATGAATAATTAATAACCGCTCTTATGGGCGGTTTTTTATTGGAGTTTACAATGAATTTAAATGAAGTTGATATCTCAAAATACCTTACAATAAATGATGTTTCATATATTACAGGGTTCGCAAAACCAACAATAAGAGCTATGTACAATAATAAATCTCACAGTTATAGAGATGACTTTCCAAAGCCTATAAAAGCAAAAATTGGGAAAGCGAGATTGATATTTAATAAAGACGATATCTTTAAATTTGTTAAAAATAATCCACCTTTATTTAATAAAGCGAGCAATTTTGAGGTTTCATTCTCAACCCCAACAATGGAGAAAAATTACTTTTCTGTTGAAATTTATCATAAGCCAACAGATACATATATTTCATCAAGAATATCTGGATATGAGTTTAATTTAGCCAAAGCCTGCAAAAACAATGATATCGAGTATCAATCTTTGCTGTTTAGACTTATACAAAAAGCTATAACAAACTTATCGAAAGATAATAAATATAGCAAGGTGTGATTATGGATAAAATACAACTATCAGATAAAGCAGAGAAAGAAATGTCAGAGGCTATCAAAGTGATGGCTGTATCGGCTTTTACCGAGAAAAGTCAAAACTTAATTCCTCTTGATTATGTGGCAGCTCTCGTTGGTTGTCCATATCAACATACTGCGAACTTTATCGTTAAACAACCTAGCTTTCCAAAAGGTGTGAGATTGAAAGAAAAATCACACCCGAGATGGATAGCTGGCGAAGTTATTCGCTGGTGTAGAATTAACGCCAAGCGTATCAAATAA